GTGAACGGAATCGATCTCTCTGCCGACATCATGCGAGTAATCAACAGTTAACGGACATAAACACCATAAACACCATGAGCACTACAGAAACTTCTACGATTACGCTCTCCAGACCTGCTAAGATCGGGGGGACGGAGGTATCTGAACTCCATTTCCGCCGTATGTCACAGGGAGATAAGCGGCGTGCGATAAAGCAGACTGCTGGCGTGGCCGATGAGCTTTCGCGGTTGTCGGACATGAATATGTTTCTTGCGACTTCGCTCTGTCTCGAAGGGCTGACGCCTGAAAGTTACGAATCGCTTGACGGCGATGATGGAGCGGCGATCGACACGATGATGCAGTCTTTTTTAGCCCCTTCTTCGCCGGCGACGGTGTAGCGCGGGTCATCGTCGCAATTCGTTTAGCGCGGTTCATCGTCGAGTATCTTGACGACGAGTCCACGATAATCATGCGCAATATTATTGCGCTTGGTGCGTTCGCTCACTTTCAGCCTAGCGAATGTTGGGCTATGGACGATACGGATTTCCGTGATTTCGTTGACATTGTGTCGGAAGAGATTGATAAACAATCGAAAGATACGCACTGATGGCCACGAAAAAACTCAACGCGGTAATCGGCATCGGAGCCGAACAAAATGGCAGTTTCCGCACCACGATGGGCGGGATTGATAAGGCGTTGGGTTCTACCGCCGGGCGCGTTCGTGCTCTTGATGCGGCTGCTGGTAATATTGCAGGATACCGAAAGCTTCAAGAGGCATTGCCGAAATCGGCTCAAAAGGTCGAAGCAGCAGAGGCCAAGCTGGCAGCAATGAGAGCCGAACTGGCCGCTACAGGCGGCGCATCGGTAGCGCTGAAAAATAAGATTGGCGAACAGGAAGCGCGGGTAAACGGATTAAGGGCTGCATACGATCGCAATGAAAATCAGCTTCGCTCGACACGCGACGCGCTGAAGGGCGCTGGCGTTGATGTAAAGCGGCTTGCAGACGAAGAGAAGCGGCTTGCTGCGGAAGCTGCGCGGACAACTGCAATTCTCAAAGCACAAACCGCAGTCAAGGTGCAGATGGGAAATCTGCGCAGGAGCTTTGGCGAGGTAAAGAGCGCGGCAATGGCCGCTGGGATCTCATTTGCTGCGGCTGGATACGCGCTTAATCGAGTCGTTGGAGGCGCTGCGCGTGCGGGTGACGAAGCAGCTAAGACGGCAGCCAGTCTGAACATGTCGGCAAGCGCGCTTCAGCAGTGGCAATTCATAGGGATGCGGCAGGGTGTGACTGCCGACTCAATGACCAAGGCTTTTGAAAAACTGAATGAACAGATCGACGATGCCGCGCTGAACGGCGGAAAAGCTCGCGAGACACTCGGAGAGCTGAACCTCGATCCAGATTCATTGCGAGCTGCGTCAGCGACTGAGCGGATGCAGACGATTTCTGTAGCACTCCAGAATTACCGTGGCCGCATGTCAAAAGCCTCGATCGTGCAAGACCTGTTTGGCAAGGGTGCGCTGCGGATGCAAGGAGTCCTGAAGCTTTCAACGGAAGAGCAAGCCGAACTTGCTCGCGAGGCGGTCCGAAGCGGATACGCGCAGACAGCAGCGCAGGCCAAGGCGGCGGAGGCGTATCAAGATTCGCTGACATCGCTTCAGGCATCGATTGAGGGCGTCCGCAACAGCTTTGCCCAAAAACTTTTCCCGGCATTTTCGGCTGGTATGGACTGGCTTACGCGCAACACATGGGCTCTTAAGGCGGCCTTCGCAGCAGTTGCGTTAATTCTTGCGACGGCATGTGTGGTCAGCGTTGTCAAGCTTGGCAGCGCATCCGTATCGGCATTCCGCGACGTGCGCAAGTTGCTGCTTGCAATGCGCGTGCTCGGAGCTACAGAGGCGGCTGGAGGGAAAGCTGGTATTTTTTCAAAGATGCTCGGAGGTGCAAAGTCAGTGATGCCTTGGCTGACGAAAATCGGAACCGCTGTCATACCGATGATTGTTGGTGCCGCTACGACTGGGGCTACTGCGATTGGAGCGGCAATAGCTGCGATACCGATCGTAGGATGGATTGCGGCCGCAATCACTGTGATCGCATTCCTCGTTTGGAAGTACTGGACGCCTATCAAAAAGTTTTTCGTTGGTCTCGGTCAGTCGATCGCGCACGCTTTTACATGGGCTTTTGGGATCGGGGCCAAGGCCGTGCGCGGATTCGTTGGAATATTCCGTGGATATGTGGCCATATTGCAAAAAATAGGGAAAACCATCATCGACATCATGCTTGCGCCATTCCGCGCTATCAGATCGGCGATCGAATGGGTGCAAGGAAAGCTCGGACTTAGCGGAGGCGAAACGGCTAACGTCGCAAAGAGCGCGGCCAGCCCGGCAGCAGCGCAGGGTCGTCGGACGACAGCGGCTCCTATGGCAGCAACACGAATGACAGCCATTTCACCAGCGGCGGCGCAGGGAAGGCGCGGCGCGACCGTAAACTCCCAGCAAACCAATAATTTTACGATCAATACCCAGCCAGGCCAGTCGCCGGAACAATTTGCGACGGCAACAGTCCGGGCCCTTGACGCACGCGAGCGCGAACGTACGCGCCGGGCAATGGTAGATTACTCACCCGCTATGGCTGGAGGGATGGCATGAGCACGATGATGCTTCAGCCTGGAGCTTTTCAGTTTTCGACATCGACAGCATGTTTTGCGGAGCTGCAACGATCCGCAAGCTGGGAATGGGCAGAACAAGGCATCTATCAGCGCACTCCAGCGTTGCACTATACCGGTTCGGCAGCAGAGACGATAACGATCTCATGCACGCAGTTGATGCGTTACAACAGCCCGCTGAAAAGCGGTGCGACTCAAGCAGGACTATTGCGCGCAGAGGCCGAAAAAGGCCAGCCAATGCAGCTTGTGGCCGCAGACGGGCGCAATCTAGGACAGTGGGCAGTTGTATCTATTGCTGAGACTCAATCTCAATTCATGCGCGACGGAAGCCCGCAAAAGTCAACCTTTGAGTTGTCTCTCAAATACACCGGTAAACCATGAGCCAGACCTACCGTACAAAAGATGGCGATATGCTTGATGCAATTTGCTTTGAGCGATACGGCTCGACAGCTGAAACCGTCGAGGCTGTGCTTATCGCAAATACAGGACTCGCCGAACTCGGCCCGGTATATGTAGCAGGTATTGACATTTTGCTACCCGACATATCGCCGACCACAACGAAAAAGACAACCTTTGCACTCTGGAAATGACGCCACAATATCGAGTCGAAAAAGACGGGCTAGACATCACTCCGCTGATTGCGCCGCGATTTATGTCGATGTCTGTTACGGACTCAATCGGATGGGGGTCTGATGCTCTCACGCTTGAGCTTGCAGATCCAGATCGAAACCTTGAGATCCCGAGGCGTGGAGTGCGGTTGTCGATTTATCTCGGATACGCCGAAACATCGCTAGAATGGCTTGGAATTTTTGTCGTTGACAAGGTCGCTATCAATGGTCCGCCAGATAGCATAACAATATCATGCTGCGGTGCTGCATTTATGGATGCCGACCAAGGCAAGGCATGGCAGACTCGCAAGAGCCGATCATGGGAAACGCAGATAATCGACCGGATGGCTGCTACTATCGCGGCTGAACACGGAGTAGATGTTGATGTGTCAATAACGGCTCCTGAAATCGTGCTCCCTCAGGTTGAGCAAACTGACGAATCGGACATTCATCTTTTGATGCGTATCGCATCGCAATATGATTTGCTTGTTAAGCCAGCGGTTGGAAAATTGATTGTCATGCGCCGAACTGATATGTCTACGCCCGGAGGAACTGAAATCCCGACGATTACCATCATCCCGCAGGACATTGCTGACTGGAATTTTGATCTCGGTAATCGGCTACGCTATAACAAAGTAATAGCCACTTACCACGATTTTTCATTGGGCGAGCCAGTAGAATGTACAGCAGGAGCCGGAGACGTAGCATATAGGCACCCCGGAGCATTTTCCAACGCGCTTGATGCACAGGCGGCGGCATACGCATACCTGCACGCCTCTCAGCGTGGCGGGGCAACGTTTTCGTTTTCGCTTCCGGGGCGCGGTGATATTAGGGCCGATATGATTCTTGAATTGTCCGGTTTTCGCGATGGACTCGATGGAGATGGCTGGAAAATAGAAAACGTGGAACACAAGATTGACCGTTCTGGATATTCGATTACTATCAGCGGCACAAATAGGACGGTGTCAGGAGATGAAGAACAGGCGTTCGACAGCGAAGGTATTTCGACTTCTGACGGTTTTGGAGTAACAACAGAAGATGGACGCGAAGAAATCACAACATGAAAATCTTTGAATCAATTGCAAAAGACGCTCAACTTGTTTGGGCAGCTATTCGCAGCGCTGCACTTGGCTCCACTGCGACGACAGCCGCGCCAGGAAACCATACGCATGATCTGGCTGGGCTTGGGGTTGCTACTGCCGCTCAGGGAGAGCTGGCAGATAGTGCATTGCAGCCAAGTGGAGACGGGTCTGGGTTAAGCGGAATTACGGCATCTCAGGTTGGGGCAGTTGCTACGTCAGGAGCGGAGACGATCGCGGGTGTAAAGACATTTAGTAGTCCACCTAACCTATCTTCACTTACCGTTAGCAAAGCTCTTGTTCTTGACGCAAGTAATAATGTAGCATCTTCCTCTGCAACAGCAACAGAACTTGGATATGTTGCTGGTGTAACATCTGGAATACAAAGCCAGATAAATGACAAAGCTCCATTAGCATCTCCAGAGTTAACTGGAACACCAACAGTTCCAACGGCTCCAGTAAGCACAAATACAGATCAAGCTGCATCAACTGCTTTCGTAATGGCAGAACAGGCACTAGACCTGAAGTTTTCTAATAATCTAGCTGATGTTGGAAATAAGGTTACGCCGAGAAGTAATTTATATTTGAATTACCCACAGGCAATAAGCATTCTTCCTGATTCTGGACGATTCTCTATCGCGTCACCGACAACAAATGTGTATCTACCGTCAACTCCATATACGGCTTCAACACTATCCATTGATTCTGCAACAGCTACTGTAACAAGTTCAACGTCTTCATTCAGCACGTCAACATTTGCATCAGGGACATTGATAACCATGCATGGGTGGACGAATACTGCAAATAACTCAATTCAGGTTAGGGTTGCAAGTATATCAACATCTTCAATGGTTCTAGTTGGTCCTGGAATTGAGAATATAGTAACTGAAATAGAAGGCTCTTCTATAACTATTACATCTCATCCACTGTCGAATACCTCTAATTTATTTAATACAAGATATTCTACTTCATG